TAGGACACATGCCTCTCACGCATGTAATACGAGTTCGATTCTCGTACCCACTACTCACTGATTATCAGCCTCTTACGTCATCGTAGGAGGCTTTTTTATTGCATTTCTTTTCTTTCAAAGTATCGTTTTTGCATGGTTTTTAAGGGTATTTTCAAGTAGTTCAATGCAAATTTAATGCAAATTATTTGCTGCTTTACAAGCTACCTCTTCCCTTATTCATCGGCATATATACACTAAAACGATAAGAATATGGCAACAGTTTATTTTCATTTAGACACACGCAGAAAAAAGAATGACGGTTCTTTTCCCATTAAATTGTACCTTAGACACAAAGGACAAATAGTATTAGGAACTGATTTCAGCGCCACTCCCGAAACTTGGACAGGAACGGAGTATAACAAAAGCGCAAAGAATTACAAAGCTAAAAACGTAGCAATCCGCAACCTTATTAACAGAGTTGAAATGATAGTAGTCATACTAGACAACAATCAAAAGTTAAAAGGAATGAGCGATAAATCGCTAAAGGAATACATTGTTAGGTCTATAAAAAACGAATCAACTAGCAAAACATTCATAGAATACATAGACGACTTCATTTCAACAAAAACAAAACAAAATACAATAGATACCTATATAACAACTAAAAATAAGATCATCGCCTACGATCCGCAATGTACGTTTGAGACAATGACAAAAAAATGGCTAGAATCATTCGAAAAATGGATGTTAGATAATGGATTGAAAATAAACTCCTGCTCCATCAACCTAAGAAACATAAGGACCATTTTCAATTATGCAATTGATAATGACGAAACTGAACTGTACCCGTTCAGAAAATTCAAAATAGCAAGAGAGGAAACTAGGAAGCGCTCATTAAAAGCGGAGCAGCTTATTACACTAAGAGATTTCAAAGGAGAAGAATATCAAAAGCAATACCAAGACATGTTCATGCTAATGTTTTACCTAATTGGAATAAACGGAATAGATTTATTTCATTTAAAGGGTATCACAGATGGACGTATTGAATACAAAAGGGAAAAGACTGGAAAACTTTATTCTATAAAAGTCGAGCCGGAAGCAATGGAGATAATAAACAGGTATAAAGGGAAAGAATATCTTTTGAATATATTGGAAGATAACAACTATAACTACCGAAAGTATATGACGGCAATGAATAGAGGACTGCAAAAACTTGGCGACTTCGAAAGAAAGGGACTAGGCGGGAAAAAGATAAGAGACGTTTTATTTCCTCAAATTACATCGTACTGGGCGCGCCATACATGGGCAACAATTGCCCATAAGATAGGAGTCTCAAAAGATGTTATATCTCTTGCTCTAGGTCATGAGTACGGCTGTAAAACAACGGGGATTTATATTGATTATGATTTAGAAAAAGTAGACAACGCCAATCGACAAGTATTAGATTACATAAATTCATTAAAATAATCCACTTAACGCTTGTGTAATATACAAATGTATATTATCTTTGTAGAGTCAAATTAAAACACATAATAACAATGAGTAACGAAACAGATTATCTAATCAGCTTGTTAATGCAGAACAAAGCAAAAAAGAAAATGCTCGACTTTGTTTTTGAGAATAACAGCGATGCAGACGAAAAGAAAATGAACGCTATTCTCGATGAGAAATTAAGAGTTGAAAAGAACATCGAAAACATTGAGAAAGCATTGAAAGAACTAGAAAAGTAAAAATCTTCCTCCCAGAAATGGGAGGAATAAAAACTATAAATATGGAAAAATTAAAAGATGAATTAAAAAAATTACAGGAGCTTCTAAACAATCCAACACCGGAGAATGAAGCTATGTATCAAAGTAAGTTTATCGAAATAAAGAATAAATTTACCTCTAAAGAGGATGCAAATATTATTGCCGATTTTATCCTTAACGGATACAAAGAAGTCAATGAAGAATTAAAAGAGATTGAGCACGAAATTAGCGTGCGGAAGCAATTAGAAGAAGTAAAAGACGTTATATCTTTATCGTATATTGCAAAAAAGTATTTCGGGAAGTCCCGTCAATGGTTAAACAACAGGATAAACGGATGTATCGTTAATGGCAAGCCATGCAAGTTTAGCGAAGAAGAAAAGGAACGTTTAAACTATGCCTTATCGGATATATCTAACTTATTAGGCTCGATCCGCATACTCTAATGCGTTTTAATTTGACACTAGCCCCGCAATTCGAGCCGTTGCGGGGCTTCTTACCCTACTCAATGACCTAATTTATACTTTTAGAAAACAGCTGCTTCACAACCTCTAATTTTTCTGGTAGTTGCCCTTGTACAATACTAACAATTTTTCGCTTTTCATCTACCTCTTCTTGGGTATGAGTAACATCATAATCTTTATTCCCCGGTTCAGTTATATTTTTCAAAAACGTATACCTTTTATAATATAGGTCAATGCTTCCTAGAAAACCACAAATTTCTTTTGAAAGTTTTTCGGGTAGAGAAATAGTATATTTCATATAATATTTACGTGCTTCTTCTAGTAGTATCGTTATACAATCATAACTTCTAACATCTACCTTTTCTACATTACATTTGCATGAAAACACATATTTCTGCATTTCTTCACACAACTTCCCAAAGATGGGAAGCATTTGCTCGGCTGATTCTATTATTTTCTTTCTTTTAGCAGTCGATATCTTAAAAAAATATTTCGTAATATTGACTCCACAAGCTGTTGCTATCTTAATAAAAAAATGTTCCATTTTCCCTCCTTTTGTTATAAAAAATATCTTTATACTATTGCATTATTTAAATAATACCTGGGCAAATATAAATCATATATTTTAAATACTCGAAAGGGTCCGCGTCAAGTTTACTTGCAAAAAATATTAGGTCTAAATTTGAAAAGCCTCGACTACACTTAGTCGAGGCTCATTCTTTTGGAATAAATAACGTATTACCTCTCGATTTCGAAAACTAGCAACTTTCCATAGAGAGATGATGCAACGGACACCCACGTCCATGTACAAATATACTAATTATTTTTTAGATTTGAATATTATCTGACCGATTATTATCAGAGTAAACAAGATTATAATTCCGAACGCCCACCCACCCAACTCCATTTTAATAGTTTGCCATCGGCTTAACTGTTTTTCGACCGGGTAGGGAATTGGAATAGAATCGTGTTTAAGAATCGTATCAGTGCGATTCGTTGTTAGGTAGCGATACAGATACTTATATCTATACTGATAGATTGTGTCGCCTTTTACGAGCATATAAACACTGTCACGCTGATAGATACTATCAAATCGGATACTGTCACGCGTCTTATATTCGGTGCGCACGGACTCAACCGGGATGTATTGAGTTCGGCAGGACACGAAACATATTGCTAATATCAGCAATATGATAATATAAATCAATCGTTTCATGGTCGAACTACTGTATTACGCAAGAAATTAGGAAACTCGGAACGTACATCAAAACAGGGGCACGCCTTAATATATTCTTTCGGCTCTACCTCGCCGCTTCCGTCCAGATCGGGCGAAGTATCACGATGTCCGAGAACATCGATAATATCATACTCCTTGCAAAGTTCTGCAACTAGCTGCCGCAATGTTGCCTTTTGCGATGGCGTCCGTGTATCTGCGGGCTTTCCATTTGCATCCAAGCCGCCGATATAGCAAACACCGACACTATGTTTATTGTAAGATGATTCGCTAAAACCTTTCGTATTACAGTGCGCCCCGTCAACCGTTAAAGATCGCCCTTTTTCTATCGTGCCATCAATCCGAATGACATAGTTATATCCGATTTGGTTAAATCCGCGCGCTCGGTGCATACGATCAATATCTTTTGCAGTTAAATCCTGCCCGGCACGTGTGGCTGAACAATGGATGATAATCGAGTCTATTTTATTCATTGCTTTCCTTTTTGTTTTGATTGTTAATTGTAATTGGTCTACGTGGCGGAGTTCTCCGGCTGCACTCACTGTCTGGTCTATCACATCGGTTGTGTTCTGCATCCTTTAGAACTAATTCAAGTTCGTAGTATTTGCGCATCCAATTCTGACAGTCTGCTTGCGATGTTCTCCATTCGCGATAAATCGTGTCTACTTTTTCGTCCCGTTGTTTTAATCGCTCGTCGTATCGCTCGATCTGCTTGTTCAGATTATCAATGATAGAAAGCAAGTTTTGCAACTCCATCGAGTCTGCCGTAGCCTTTTCCTTTCGAGCGTTCGTTTTTCGATTTGCTAGAAAAGTAACAGTAAAGCGGATCGCCTCTAATCCTCCTAATGCACCTATGATTTTTAGCCATTCATCCATGTCTTTTATTTGTAGCCTTGTTCGTCTGTTTTAGGTAGCTCTATTCGGCAGTCAACGACTCATTTACTTCCTTCAAAATATTTTCAAACATAGTAAGATGCGGGATAATATCACTATCCACAGGAAAGTTCATCGACTTATTGCCATTTTCGAATGACATACAACCTGAATAGGATTGATTCTCGGCATTACACTTATAGATGTTACATGACATGCGGAGTAGGTTCTTTCCATTATACACATAAGAAACATGATACTCATACTCACCGCCTTTTGCAGTAGATTCGACCTGTGTAGTTCTCAAATTCTCTGTTAAATACTTTGTTTTCATAAATTCTGTTTTTAAAGTGATTAATAATATATAGTTCTATAATATATTTTTTGTGCTAAATCATTCTTTCGCAAGCGCTTCATTAACCGCTATCTGCACGACTGCGACAAAGTTAGTTCTCACGTATTCCTTGATGCGTTCCGCTTCGTCTGTTGACAATTCGACCTCACCATTTTTATAGATTCTCTGCGCTAACTCCAATTCCCCCAGATCGGCGGTTTTCTGGTAGATAGTATTACCTAACTCCTTACTTATATCGAAAGTACTCTTATTCCCTTCGATGTCTGTTACTTCGATTTTTCTAAAGTCTATTTTCATAATGTTTTGTTATTAACCCATACCAAATAAATTATTTACTCCGCTTTGCATAGCTCCTGTTATAAAGATCTTAAAAGACCAAGGAGAAATTTCAGTTTTAGCTTGACTAGCATAATTGAGACTTATTCTTTTTGTGTAACTTGAGTTATTGATCAATACTATCATTTTTTGTGTACTAGCATCGCAGACACAAGCGATATAATTAGTATTTCCGGATAATATGATACAGTCTACAGGTTGTCCATTATCTACCGGATATACATGTCTGACTCCTGCATTTCCAACTCCGTATACATGGAAGTATATTTCACCTGTATCATAACCATAATACTCCATTTTTGTCATTTTACTGTGTCCAAATTCACCCCTACACCACAAATCTGATGTATAAAAACGAAATGATCGCTTTTCTGTAGCATTATATCCTTGATGATATAAGTCACCCGAAACCCATGTTTTTGAAAAATTAATATTAAACGAAGATGAAACATTGTCCCCAGAACCGGAAACATTAAAAGCTATTTTTCCCTGTATTTTCCCGTTATTGTCAACCGCTTGTAATTCTTTAAATGTACCTGTAGCTCCATCTAACTTCTTAACTTTTAAATTATCTACGTCAATAAAATCAGTCACGATTTTACCACTAGTAATAAACGTTTTACCACCAACCAACATCGCACCCGTTGCAGGAAGTGAGAACTTTCCTTCTGCTGTCAGTTCTACTCCCGTAACATTGTGCTTAATCGATCCGCCTTTCATTAACCATCCTTGCGTCTTTGACAGATTACCAACAAACAAGCCGGATGTACCTAGTATGTCAATCGTAGCGTTTTGGGCTACTAGTAACTGCGTAGCGACATTAATAAACTCATTAAATAGAGTCCATTTTGTTGAGTCGAAGGAACTGGAAGATGTATGACTCGTTTTACAGGAATAAGTATTTCCATTATAAATGACCGTATCCCGGTATTGGGAATTATTCACGTATGCCGTACTCGCTTTCCATTCACCACGCGGACGAATAAGAGCGCCGGGCAATCCTGTTGCACCCTTATCCCCTTTGTCACCCTTGTCGCCTTTCACCTTCGTCCAAGTATAAGCGGAGAACGTCGTGCTGTCCGTAGCCGTGAAGTCGGTGTATTGTCCGATGTATGCACCCGGAGTCTCGCCATTGTTAGCCGTGAACGTCGTACCATTATCCGAGTATTTGATATGCAGATAGGTAGTCTTACCGTCCGCTCCGGTCGGTCCCTTGATTCCTTGATCTCCTTTGGGTCCCTGCGATCCTTTCAACTGCACCCACTTGTATGAGGCGTATCCGGTTGGAGCGGTTGAACTAGTTGTTACAGCAGTACCGATATAAGTGTTCGGAGTATCAGACATCGGATTACCGTTCGAGTTCGCCGAGTACTTCACATGGAAGAACTGGGATGTACCGGGAATACCTTGCGATCCGGTCGGTCCCGTTTCACCTTTAGGACCTGTCGCACCTGTTGCACCCTTATCACCTTTATCACCTTTGTCGCCCTTGTCGCCTTTCACCTTCGTCCAAGTATAAGCGGAGAACGTCGTGCTGTCCGTAGCCGTGAAGTCGGTGTATTGTCCGATGTATGCACCCGGAGTCTCGCCATTGTTAGCCGTGAACGTCGTACCATTATCCGAGTATTTGATATGCAGATAGGTAGTCTTACCGTCCGCTCCGGTCGGTCCCTTGATTCCTTGATCTCCTTTGGGTCCCTGCGATCCTTTCAACTGCACCCACTTGTATGAGGCGTATCCGGTTGGAGCGGTTGAGCTAGTTGTCACCGCAGTACCGATATAAGTATTCGGAGTATCAGACATCGGATTACCGTTTGAGTTGGCGGAGTACTTCACATGAAAGAACTGTGATGTACCGGGAATGCCCTGCGATCCGGTAGGACCTGTTTCACCTTTAGGACCTGTCGCACCTGTTGCACCCTTATCGCCTTTATCTCCTTTGTCGCCCTTGTCACCCTTCACCTTCGTCCAAGTATAAGCGGAGAATGTCGTGCTGTCTGCCGCCGTGAAGTCGGTGTATTGTCCGATGTACGCGCCCGGAGTCTCACCATTATTAGCGGTGAAAGTCGTACCATTATCCGAGTATTTGATATGCAGATAGGTAGTCTTACCGTCCGCTCCGGTCGGTCCCTTGATTCCTTGATCTCCTTTGGGTCCCTGCGATCCTTTCAACTGCACCCACTTGTATGAGGCGTATCCGGTTGGAGCGGTTGAGCTAGTTGTCACCGCAGTACCGATATAAGTATTCGGAGTATCAGACATCGGATTACCGTTTGAGTTGGCGGAGTACTTCACATGAAAGAACTGTGATGTACCGGGAATGCCCTGCGATCCGGTAGGACCTGTCGCACCTGTTGCACCCTTATCCCCTTTATCACCCTTGTCGCCCGTTTCTCCCTTAGAGGCATATTTCAGCCAATCTGTAGAGGTTTCACTCGGTTCTTGAACTGTTTTATCCGCAATACATATCCATGTGCTACCATTGTGAATAACTTCGTCATAATACCAATATGCGCCAGATACCCACGCACCCTTAAAGGCGGGTACTGGGACTTCTGTAACGCCATCATTAGACAGTTGTTTGATAGTTCCGGTCATATAAATATTACGAAGGTATGCAGAATGTCCGGTCATATCAATGCCGAATAGTTTCAAATTAGACAAGTCGCCTAATTGCATCGCGATCATATCCTTTGTGATCTCCCAATTATTTACGCCTATTAAGTAACGGGAATAACTTTGAGTTGAATAGCTAGACCTTTGACGATCCGCATTCGTGAAGTTACCATATGCAACGAAGTGCATCAACTTAGTAGGATGATAAGAGAAGCCACTCCGAAGTACATATCTAAAAGTCGAATCGCTTAGTTTTTCGGTTATACGAAAATAAGCTGTCTGAAAGCCTGTTTGGTTGTTGAATATACCTTTGCAAATATCATCTACTGCCAAACTAGCTAATTCACCCGCTTCTAATTTAAGAGTAATGATTTTATTAGCCGTATCGACCGACTCGATTATACCTCCACCCGGCGCGTTCCATTCTTCGCCAGATATAACAGACACGCGGTTATAGCGCAGTTCGTCAGCTTCCAAAAACTCATTAACACGAAGCGATTTAAACTCCGCATCACCGGAAGCCTTGATAATCCATCCTAGCAACTTTGATACGTAGTTAGTAGAAGAAATGTCGCCGGAAAATTTAGCGATAGCCGCCGCTAAAACACCTATTACATCTATCCCGCCTTTAAAGTGAATAAGCTTTTCTGCTGTATCCTCTACGATCTTACTTAAATATTTTCCGTCTGCTATCTCTTCCGTAGAAATTTTGTGCAGTTTAAAATGTTCCCTACCATCTTCTTTAGAGATAGAATCGTCCTCTACCAATACATATATACTCTGTTCGCCCTCTATAGATATTACTTGACCGGAATAAGGCAAATATGACTCTGTGTCCGTATTGCGTGCGTAAGCAGTCGCGTCCTCTATGGTAGTCCACGTTTCCGTTGAATCAATAGGAAAAGAATTTGTGCGTCTGTACTGGTGCGGGAAAGAACTTCCGTTTATTTTTACCATATCAAATCGTTTTAAAAGTAAATGAATCCGGGTCGTTCAAGCCCTGTGTCTGAATAACCCACATTTTATAATCTATCGCTTCGCTCCTGTTAGCTCCTTCTACAGAAATAGAAATCGGACCTTTACATACTTTCTCGTTCTCTATAAAATTTCCGTATGATGATGCTATAGTGATCTCTTTAATAGTATTGGCGGGTACACATATAACTACTATCTTCCATTGCCCGGCAGAGAATTTGAACGTTCCGGAACCGCCGTACAAGCCGTTACTAACAAGCGAGCGCACATCGTCGGATGTTTTAGGAATAGAGATGCATACACCCGCAAACCATTTACGGAGTACATTAACACTAATCTTGCTATTCAAAGTTATTTCGTCTAAATCATCACTCGCGGCAAAAACAGCCGTAGCGGTGTAGGTTTCTCCCTTCGTATAATTCCCTGTAAGACGACGTATCGCTGTTTGTGGAGCATTGACTTCCGAAGAAAACTCTAGTACATTCTCTTCGTTGTCATCATAATACGATTTAATCATAGCGCCGTTATCGTTGCGTGTTGCCGTATAAGTAAGTACGCCCTTTGCCGATCCGTATTCTACATCGTTTGCTGTCGACAGCTTGCCTACAAGTGTAGCAGGAACAGGTTTATATAGCATTTTACGAAATATTTGCTCATACCCCGTACCTTGCTTAAAGATAGCGCCCGGTGATATGTGCCCGGTCTGAGGCGCATTGACACGAATTTCTTTTGTTAATCCCGTATCGGAAACAGGACCGGAACTAGAAGAAGATTGAGAACCACCGCCGGAATTAAATATAGTAGTCCCGACGGGATAGTTCTTTGATCGTGGCAATGCAGGGATAGCCTTATTCTTTATTTGTATAGCCATTAGTTTGTATCATTTTACAAGTGAACTGTTCTGCCGCAAAGTCTATTTCACCACCTGTAACGATGAAGTTTTTCCCATTCATATAATTGTCTGAAATCACAGATATAGGTGTAATAGATTCGCTATTCTTTAATACCTGTGTTAACTTTATTTTGGTAGCTCCGTATTGGTTAATTATCCTTCTTATTAGTTGTTCTTCTGGACGTACTAAAGCGTTTTCGATGGATGAATAAAGATTATCCCTTAAATAGTCACTCCCTAACATTACCTTACTGTAACATGCTCCGTCATTATTGTAACTTGATATTTTAAATTCTATTTCATCAAGAGGATTAATATAGCTTTCATTCACTATATTCTCATAAATCCGATCCGAATTATTCTCTTCGATGTTATCATTATCTATAACCTTCTTTTTAAAATCTATTTTTATATCTTTTAAGAAAAAGCCATATCCGGACACTCCTTCCGGGAGCCATACCTTTTTTAAAATTTCAAATTCTAATTGTCCGAACAGATTAATATTGTTCGGAATCTCGATCACGTATCCGGTCAAACCTTCGTAGGGCATACTTAGAGTTTTAGTATTTTCGTTTTTTACCCATTCATCCGGCTTCTTTAATTTAAAGTCCAAATCAAAAGTCAAATCTAGTCCCGTCGGTTTTGTAGTGGATTTAACCCAACCATTATTAGTGTAGTAGTAGTCACCTACAATTAATCTACATGCTATCTCCGTGCCAAAGACACCACCAGAATTATATTTCTCGTACGATGTCATATTACTAGCATTCAATGGATGACTATATGACATACTGATACCGAAAGCTCCATCAAAATACTTAATTGGTTTATTATCTTGGAACTTTAACAGCGGCGATCCTGTTCCTAATTGTTTAACAGCCGTTATCTGCTGCTGATTCACCACCGAAGTATATTTATAATCCGATACTAATTTAAACTGATAAAGATATTCCCAATTATAATCAGAGATATTTGGTTTGCCGTCATTCACTTCGTACTCGCACCTCTTAGCACAATAACCGCCTAGAAAATATCGTGTAGGTTCGTCTATGTACACATTGGTTACGCTCTCGTCTACTAAATTACAATAAGGCTTATTATCATTGAGATTCTCATAGCGTGGGAGTTTAAACACCTTGCTCTTTAGATACTGCCTTGTTTCATAATACTGTTTATAATTATAGGTTTTCCTTTCAGCAAACGTACTCAACTTCTTAAATTCTTCCTCCGATATAATATCATTGTAACAATAATTACTACACTTTATTGTCGCTTTGTTATAACCGGGAAGAATATCAAGGAAGTGCTCTGAACCCGCAAAACCAATCTCGGAAACTTTGAATCGGTTAGGGGACTGCTGAGTAAAAGATGTCATATCAAGATTGTACTCGTGATATGTTCCTTTGTGGTCTACATCAACAAAATATAAATTTCCCAACCAATCTACACAGGTCCAATTCAAAAACTTGCAAGTTTCTTCTAAAACCTCTTTTAATGTCATCGCCTTGTCGTCCTCGTCAAAGAAGTTTTGTTCGCTGATCGTTAACTCCTTTAATATGTTTGATTCTTTATTATAACTAGATTGATCTTTAGCGTACACATGAGGAATAAAGACGGAGGAATAACACCCGCGAGACTCAGATATGAACATTTTTAATAACTCCCAGATGCTTATAAAACTTCTAGTATCACTCCTACCCTGTTTATAATTGATATATTCTAGCGTACCCATTGCAGAAATACAGTCTATTTCTAGCTCGAATTTGGTAGATGTATAATCCTGCGTATAAAGTTCCGGTTTTACAAATCCCGTCCAAACGATTTCATTTTCACGTTTAAAATTCACCCTATACTGTTGATACCCGGTAGAATATAAACTTTGCAAATAATCACCACCCACAACACGAATCACCGCTTTTGAGAATCGAGTAGGAACATACAAGAAATCTTCGTCCTCAATCGAAACAGAGAAAGGAGAACTACCACTACCGACCAACTCAACAGAATCGCCCGTATAGTTTTCCTTTTGTATTTCAATCAAATAAGAAACTTCCTTTCGAGATTTGAAAGGAAGTGTGTATATTGTACCGTAGTTTACCATAGTCTTTTACCAGTTTTCTTGATGTGATTATGTAATGCTAAAAATATGCGATCTCCTTTTATTTCAACATCGCTATATAAGCGAATATCATCGTTTCCACTCGGTGCAATTTTCTGCGATAGCGAACCGTATAAACCTGAATTAAGCATACGAAACAGGTTACTTTGCTGCGATCCGTTCAATATCATTTCGCCGCTATTCAATAAAGCCGGAACCTTATCACCTGTAAACGATGTGCCCGGAACAATACCACCCGTTGCATACTTCGGCATACTTGACATAGCGGCAATAATAGCAGCAACACCCGCCAAACCTAGAGCAATACCGACAAAAGGGATTCCTGCGTGAGCTTTTAAAACCTCACCCCCTGCTGCCGACATATTCGCGATTGCACTTTTACGCGCCGTTTCCGCTTCTACCTCATTTGCACCCGCCATTTCAAGTATCTTCGGAATAGCTTGTCCGACAGTTGACAGGAAACTAACTCCCCATTGCAGGACGGAAGCCGTATTATCATCGAATAGACCCGACATACTCACAACGACTCCACTAATATTTGCAAGCGATTCGGCATACTCTTGATTCAAGTCTATATCTTCTTTTTTAAAGAGTGGATCATGCTTAGGTAACTTAAAATCTTTTCCAGTCTTCCCATGTGTCGGAACTTTATCGTATGTAGGCTTTATAGGAATCGGCAAGGCGCCGTCTTTCATTTCGCCGTGAGCAATTTTGAACGCCTCCTGATCGACTACAAATTTGAGTTTGACCTTCTTTTGTTCTAGCTCGTTTATCGTTGCTTGAATCGTTGCACGCGCTTGCATGTCGGTTTCAGCAATAAGTTTTTTGTTTAGATCAGAGATTTCGGAGTCATACCAAGCGATAGACCCCCCTTTAGGTTTTTCTTTAGGCGGATTTCCACCTGTACCAGATTGAGAGGCGCGATTTGCTGCTTTAGTCATACTAGATAAGTTCCGACCTGCCGCCTCTGCCGCCGCCGAGACATTGATCAAATTCTGTAACCATTCATCACTCTTCTTTACTAAAATCGCGTTATATTGTATTGCATCTTGATACTTTGCCAACATCGGGCTTATTGCCTCTCCTAAAGCTTTTGCGTCTGTAGTCGCAACTGTGTGTACATTCATCCCAGAACCAACAGTTTCGTAAGTTGTGAATTTGGCTTTCAAACGGTCGTATTCATCTACGAAGTCTTTGTACTGTTTTGCTAATTGTGCCTTTTGTTCATCACCTGCTGAAGATACGTCTAATTTTAGCACTTTATCTATGTCTATCCCCGAAACATCCACACCGTCAAGCCCTATAGCAGCCTTTACCATCGCCCGTATCGCATTATTACTCCTTCGCTTGTATTGCCCTACGATTTCCTCTTGGTCTTTCAACGTCTTGTCTAATAGCTCCCTAGCTGCTTTCTTTTGTTCTTCCGTTGAGTCCTTGTCTTTTAAGATAGTTATTTGCTCCTGTACTATTGCTTGGTTCTTTGCGTCGAAATAAGAAAATGACATTTTAGTATTTCCTAATTGATCCATCGCATTGTATGCTTCCCGCGCTAGCCGTATAGTTTCGGATAATCCGTTCATGAACGGTGTCCAGTCTCCACTACCGATAGAGTAAAAAAATTGATCCACACCACCTTTTAAGCCATCCATAGTACGGGCGTATTCATCCCCTAGCGTCTGACTGCTATTCATTACTTTATTGAACCCTTCTGAAGCTGTTACAGCAATACCGAGAACTCCGGCAAACTTCATAACTCCCGATACTGCAACGCCGGACATTTTAGCGATGTCGCTTTGAAACCCGTTTACATTCTTCTTCGACTTATTTAGATTCGCGTCAAAGTCATTTGTTTTAAGCAATAATCTTGTTACTATATCAGACATATTTATTCGTGTTTAATTGTGATTCTAATGCTTTCGCTTTAGCTCTAAGCCGTTTCATATCCTCGTTAGTTACGCTAGTATCTTTCTTCTCTTCTTCATCCCACGGGAAGCGGAGTATGTCGGTTTGCTTTAGCGTCTTTGTGCTATTCGATTGTGCTATGATGTAACCTAGCAATCTAGTTTGCTCCCATGACTCGCGATTGCGTCGATTCAATCCGTCTAGAAACGATTCGACCTCGATAAAGCTCATTTTATCGAGGAAGTAATCGGGAGCGATCCCGCCCTCTCCGACAACACGCGAATAGAGTTCGCGGATACTTACTGCTTTTTCTTCCGCGTCGTCACCTTCTTTTTTTTTACGTCATTTCCTGCCGATTGCGAACGTAGTTTGATCTCATCCAAAAGAAGTGTTTTAAACTGATTGAATAATGTCAGATCGCTTTCGCACGAATCTATAAACTCGTCAAATTCCATTGTGAACGATTCGTTATTTGCAAGTAGGAACGAATAAAACAAAAGAAATTCGTCTATCATTTTACCGAATTGGAACGGATAGCCGGATAGATTTTCAAAGATAAAAAATGCTCGAAGCGAGTATTTTAAGACGAAGTCCTTTCCGTTAATTGATATTGTTTTCATTGAATAATAATTTTAGAGCGGCAAAGCGCCGCTCATGATTACTTACTAGAGGGTACGGTAGTTTCTTTTTTAAGCGGTCCCGTACCTTCAAAGGAAATTGAGAAAGTCGCTTTATCTCCATCTGGTGCATTCGCTTCTAATGAAGTAATAACCGCCTTTCCTGTGTAGGAACCGGGAGAAAGCGTCCACCCCGCAGTGGGCATTTCGTTTTCATTCGCATTAGCTATAACGCCAAAATTCAACGTAATAGGTTTATGTGCAATAAACAAGGCAAACAACTTGTCGTAGCTATTCGCGTCAGCGTCAGCACTAAACAAGTTATCACTCGAAGCGTTCCAAGACAGTTTTTTAATGTCCTTTTCCGTCCAAATGCCGGAGTCCTTACTTTGCGTGTCGATAGTTTCAGCCGACAAACCTAATTTGCAGGAAGTCGCCAAAGCTAGCGCCTTAGCCTCTACAAATAACATTAGGTCTTTTCCTAATACTGCTTTTGCTTTACTCATAATTTTAATCGTATTTTATTTGTTAGTTATTCTGTTTTAAAAGAAAATACGAGACGTTGAATGAAAGTATCTTCAATAAAATCTTCGTCCGCACTCATTAACTTTGCGTCGATCACATCGAAACTGTCGTAGCTTCCTCGCTTGTTCTCTAATGCCTTGCGCACTTCCTCCGCGATAGTAATAGAGTTCAGATAATTGTCGCTAGCAACGGCGATCTCAACCGAAACAGCATCTCCGGTCCCGTAACGATCTTTGGTGTACTCTGGAACTAGAGAACTACGTTTGTAGATTACGAACGGAAAAGATGTTTCCGTTTTGGTTGAGATCGCATAGATTTTATCAGTAACCAACTTTGCCAACTCCGTAGAATCGCTTAGTTTCTTATATACGTGTGCGCCTATTGATAAACTCATTTCTTTTTATTTGCTACTTTTATAATTGAATCAATAATATTCTTCTCTAGTGAGTCCTCCGCTTCTTTCTGCTTCGATTTGACCGCATTAGAAAAGAAGTGAGAAGCCTTTATACTACCCCTGTTTGCAGGTTTATGGGTAGCGCTTTTTTCGTATGCTGTTCGTTCTATTGTTCCAGATTCAAAAAAAGGAAGCATAAAAGCGCGTGATCCCTTTTTGCGTTTATCAATCAGGCTAACCCGTGCACCGGAAGCATTGCGATAGACCGCTATTTTTATTTCATTCTTTAGTGGTTTGAAAGACACGCCATTCTTAGTACTCCCAAATTCGGCGCCATTAACAGCATAGACTAAATTTTCCTGCGCCTGTTTGCGAATGATAAGAATCGACTTTCTAAGAGCGGATTTTATAGCTTTCCTTGCTTCGTCGTCGTTCAGTCTTTTCAGTAGTTCGTTCACTTTTACCGCGTCCACTTCAACGCGATACAAATTCCGCCCGGTGTAATTGTCATTACTCATTGATTACTTCTGCTTCTATAACCGTCGCTTGCTGCTTCCGGTCGTGATTGATAGATAGAATCTTATATTTCTGCCCGTCGTATTCGATCCGCATTTTAGCGTTGACCTCTTTACAAATGCGAATCATTATCGTGTTTACGGTCGTATTATAGATTTCGCCGTTAGCCTCCTTTCGTGCACCAGACTTAAAACGGATATACGCACGCTTATCAAATACTTTCACCCAACTTTCAGACGTACCGCCAAGGCTATCCCGGATTGATTCACTACGATAAAAGCCGATCATTTCGTTTAATAATCCCGCTTGCATTATGTGTATCGCTTTAAAGGTTGCAGTAATAGTTCTACGTGTCCCGGTATTACTTGTGGTGTGGCAAATGTAACCGATTCACGATTAGCATAATAGTTCGCAATAAGTATGCGGATTGCGTGCCAAATACGACGATCAATTTTCCCCTCCTTTGCAAAACCTTCCAACGGAGCGTTTAAATACGCCTCTATTGCAAGTTGAACGGGTTCAATAAGTTCGGTTATATATGTATCGTCCGTATCAAAATCGACATTTAAATGCTGTTTGAGTTCTTCGAGTGTTACGTATTGTGGCATAATTATAAGTATGAAAAAAGGCTAAGGCTATGAAGCCAAAGCCTTTTCGTTTTTAAGTAGTTAGTAGTGTGTTATGCTTTTGCAACTTTTGCAACCGCTTTCTTCTTCGCGATTGCGAATGCCTCTGGGCGAGCTACAACAATGTCATACTTTGAGTTTAGCGTAAACTTCGTTTCGTTAGTGTCTGCTAGAGTCACATCGTCAATAGTCATTCGAATTTTTCCCCATTGACCGATACCAACGTTCGAAAAGACACCGAAGCCGAGTTCATCCGCACCCATGTAATTAGTCATGTACACCGGATAGCCATTCATCATCCCGTCTTTAAGAACCATTTCGGGAGAACCTTTTTCAATACGTGTAGTTTTTAATTTACCGCACATTTTCGGACTGCAAATATATGCTGCCGTTCCGTCAGTAACATCTACGTTTTCATCCATTACTGCGGTTTCTAGCGCTACAACGTCCTCGAATGTGGGAGCAACTTCATACTCCACTGTTGGAGAATCTTTCACAAACACACCTTTTGAGGCAAGTCCCTGCTTTTCTCCGGCAAACATAATCTTATTCAATGTACGAGCAGTTGACAAAGACAATTGTTTAACGGTGACATCAAACAAAGCATCGTTTGTCTGATCAATTGCGTCGTTAGACAATGGGATAGAAATACCCAAACGCCACGGATGCGCCTTTAAATTACCAATATCCAGTTTTGTCGGATTTATTTTGGTGTTCTCGCCTTCAATTGTAGCTTCTACAGCCGCCAATGTCGGAAACATCAATTCGCCAATCAAACCGTATTGCATCTTAATACCCAACTTATTAACAATAAGCCCCTTTTCAAGCGGTTCGATAATATCGCCGATTGTTGTCGGGATCATCGGAGCGGCATCGGTTGAACTTGTTCTTACAGGATCACCCTCCGCACGCATAGAGAAATTAAGCCCCTTTGCATCAGCAAAATTCCCGTATTCTTCCAAAGAACGATGATTGCAAACGTCATATAAAGCCTTTGCAAAGATAGCTCTTTTGTTTTCCGGCAAAATTGCAGATTTGCTACTTTCCAGACTTCTAAGCGTCTCGTCAATAACGATCTGATTTTTACGAGTCATTAACTCGTTGAATTTAGTCTGTTCTTCGTCTGTCAGACTTCTTTTTTCTGTTTTTGCTTGTGATAACAGATTTCTCATTTGCTCTTTAAGCAGAGCTACTTCTTCAAGTTTTGTCATGTCAAATAAATTTTTCTAAGTTTTCTATTTCGGATAAATAATCACTATTTGTGTCACCATTAAGAAGCTGTTCTATATTTTCAAGGCTTCTAACTGTTACATCTGTACCAAAAAAGGCAGGGTCTGAAACAGGGGAAATATCAGATATATAATCAATCTTGTGTACTGTACGCAACAGCATCCCATCTTTCATCGTATATGAGACTTTACTTTTATCCTTATCATCAGTGTAATAAGCGAAAGACGATCCGAATATGTCTCCCCGTTTTATCATTTCATAAGCAAAATTCCCGTCGCTAGTACATGGAGCCTCGAATCGGTATTTCAAGCCATATTCATCAAAATTTAATTCGAGTGACCCGGAACCGTAACGGCATCTAGCCAAAAGCCTATGTTTATCGTGTTCTAGTACCGCCTTTATATCACATCGGGTTATAAGTTCTTCGGTTGCTGCACCATGTTCGATAACCTCAATAAAAAAGCGTTTCCTTTCCTCGTCATACATCACACGACTTTCTTTCCCAAAAACAACAGCGTACCCCTCAATAATTCTACCCTCCGATAATTTGGGTGCGCCTAGCTCTGTAAAACTCCTTATTTCCATTGCTTTTTACTCTATGTTTTTTCGTTTGTTTTTGGTAGCTCGTCTTTTTCGCTACTAATCTCACCTTTAATCTTAGGAGAGTCAATCGGAGCAACATTACAAGACATAAACGCAATGTCACCGCCATTTATAGGCGCTTTATCTTCACGGCTTACACGCCATTCGTTCACCGTAGACACGCCATATTGTATTTCCTTCTCCATACAAGCCGTTTGTGTGGCTATGTCTGTTTTATACAAGGCTTTACGATCAAATTCTATTTTATAAATACCAGAAACAGTTCTAGGTATCAACTTTGCGTTAAATTCAGCCTCGATCCGACACAATATAGGATCGAGTGTGTCAGACAAGAACGCGACTTGACTCATTTCGGAAGCCTTGTAATTGGTAGATTGTCCGGCAAATACCTTGTCTGGGTGAACACCATAAAAACGGCAAATATCAAATACGGAAAACTTTTTAGTTTCTAGTAGCTGAGCGTCAGCCGGAGTTATTGAAAGTTGTGTAAAAGTCATGTCCTCGCTCACGGAAGTTATATCCCTCCCGTTATTAAAGTCTTTTTCCACTCGGTCCGCTACGTCGGAAGTCTGTTTATCGCCAACAGAAGAAAGTCCCTTTCCCCCACCTTTGACACCAGAAATAATACCTTTAATCTTACTCCCATTCTGAAAAGTACGCAAACTCTGATTATCAGCGCTAGCAGAAACAGAAAGTACCGTACTTGCATACGTGATCGTACTAACACCTGTATACCCACCATCGAGACTCTTATTTTTCAGATGGATAATACTTTCAGCCGGATAAGTACCATATATCTTATTTATTACATCACAAATAGTATATTCGTCCCTGTATATATCGTATGTAACAGAATTATTTGAGCAAAGTATTAATTCTGCCGTATCTCCGAACATTCTCTTGATGAAAATATATGAATTACCACGATTAACCATTTGAATAATTGCATTACATATTAAGTCGTAACTATTCATGCGCTTATTCGGTTTTTTAGTCAGCAGATAATGCAACTCGTTTTCGGTATCTACCTTGTAGTTTCCGGCATCTTCTTTACGTTTGATATATAGCGGCAGAGAAGCAATAGTACCAGAAAGAATATCAGTACATCTAAACGCGGTCGATAACCGCATAGCCTGTTCGGGAGACTTTACCGAAACAGGTTGTTCCCTAGCTGTTTTGTCTCTAACTTCTACTATTTTTTCCTCTTCGGGCGGCATAGATCGTCTTTCTTCTCTGTTGCGTCCTATTCTTAAATTAAGTTCAAATGCCATAGTCTTATCGTGTTACTCAGTATAATTATTGAATAAATGAAATGTCATTAGGTTTGTTATCGTCGAATCAATCTTTGCGTTATGTGTTTTCTTGACTGGCTTCTTATTCATGTTCCTATCTTCGTCTAGTACCGCATTTGAGAAGCAGTACGGCGTGATTGGGTTCGGATCGAATGTGAGTTTATTCCGATACAAAGCTAGTTCAAACGATTCTATCGGACTCGTAAACGTCCCGTATGTCTGTTTGACAGGCTTAATATATTCGCTTGCACTACCAACCGAATAAGAAAGTAGATTCACAAATTCAGCCGATTTATACGGATCATAACCGATACCCATAATTTGCAAATACTTCGCCCGTGATAATATATCGTTTACTATTTGCTGATAGTCGATAATATCGCCATCGCAAAGAATCAAATACCCTGCTTCCGCCCAACCTTCGTAGAGTTCCCGATTCGGATGATCCTTTAAAGCTCCTTTCGGAAAATAGTAATCCGTATACGAATGAAAAGAGCCACTTTCTTTCGAATAGATATTATAGGTAACCGTAGAAAAGTCGTCTCGAACGGATAAATCAACCGCCGCCATCGTAAGCGGATAAGTACCGATATTCTCTATTCTAATACCTTTGAATCGTTCTTCGATCTGCTTCGCCTCGATCCATTTCGTTGTCGAATCAACTGCAAACACATTAAGTAACTTCGTCCGAAACTCCAATGCGTCCGGCGCACTGTATAAAGCCTTTTGATAGGCGTCTATATAAAAATCCTCATAAACAGTTATACCCATGTGTGGCTGAACCTTTCGCCATGTCGCCGGGTCCCCTTCTTCGTCGTCTATATCCGGTTCAAAAATGTGCGCAAATATCGAATCGTTTTCGATCTCACCGCGTAGGATCGCTTTATACATTTTCAGCATCTCCACAAACGGTGCTGTTTCTTTGTCAGAGGCGGTCGTAATTACTACGGTTAAAGGGTTGAGCCGTGCGCCCATTGAGGACGTTA